TTGCACGTCCTATGACCATGGCAAGATTCACGAGACCGCGCGGCAGTTTTTACGCCTGACCAGATCGCCTCTGTATCAGGCGTGTTACGGAGACATCGTTAAATTCAATCGCACGAATCAATCCGAGGAGCAGATCGAATTACTCTCTGGAGGCAGGCGCCTGGCCTACCAAATGGGCAGCGGTATTACTGGCAAGCACGCCCATCACGTGGTGTGCGATGATCCAGACAAAGCCGGCGAGACGAGCCCGGAAGCGTTCGACAAGACCGAGCAGCACTGGAACAAAGATTTTTCATCGCGCAAAGCAGACCCGCAGCGGCACTCAAATATCATAATAATGCAGCGGCTAAATCACGACGATCTAGCCGGGCGCATGCTGCGCAAGCCACACAACTATGAGCATGTGTGCTTCCCGATGCGTTACGTGCCTAACTGTCCGTGGGACTACGGCTGTTCGCTGGGCAATCTCGACACACGCACCGAGCCCGGGCAGCTGCTGTGGCCCGAGCGGTATACAGAGGACATTGTGCAGCGATCTGAGATTGCATTCGGATCTGCGCAGGTTGCGTCGGCTCAGTACCAGCAAAATCCAGTGCCAGACAAGGGTAATTTCTTCGAGGCAGGCTGGTTTAAAACATGGGATAAGCTCCCGCATCCAGGAGCGATGTGCATTGTGCAGTCGTGGGACTTAGGATTCAAAGGTCGCGGCGGAAAAAACTCCGCGGACTCCTGGGTGCACGGGTGTCTGTGGGCCAAGCATGGGAATCGCTATTTGTTGATCGACGAGGTTCGCGGGCACTGGAATTACCCCGAGACTAAACGGCAGTTCATCGCGGCGCAGGGCCGCCCGCTGTGGGGAGCCGCCGCAGTGATCCTGCTGGAGGACAAAGCCAACGGCCCGGCTTTGATTGCCGAGTGCCGCGAAACGATCGACCTAAAAACACACGTGCAGGGAGTAGAGCCTGAAGGGTCCAAAGAAGTGCGCGCCAAGCGCCACAGTGCTAAGGCCGAGGCCGGGCTGATATGGCTGCCTCCGGTCGATCAAATGCCGTCTGTTGCGGAGTGGACAGCAGAAATCGTGCGCTTTCCGAACCAGAAGGCGAACGACCGGGTGGACACCATGACTCAGGCGCTCGATTACTTGGACGACGGCATGGTGGGGTCTATAGAGATGTGGAAAGAAATAATCGCGAACATGTAGCAAATAAGCCTTGCGTGCGCCGCGAGGATGCCGCAGAATCGGAGCATGCCTTACGCTGATCCGAAGAAGAAGAAAGTGAAAGAGCAGAAGGCCGCGTACCGCGCAGCGCACGCGGAGCGGATCAAAGAGCACTGGGCCGCGTACCATGCAGCGCACGCGGAGCAGATCAAAGTACAACAGGCCGAGTACCGCGCAGCGCACGCGGAGCAGATCAAAGCACAACGGGCCGCGTACCGCGCAGCGCACGCGGAGCGGATCAAAGAGCAACAGGCTAAACATTACGCCTCGCACGCGGAGAAGCGGAAAGAGAAGAATGCCGCGTACCGTGCAGCGCACGCGGAGCAGATCAAAGAGCAGGTTGCCGAGCACCGTGCAGCGAATCCGGAGAAGATCAACGCGTGGAAGGCTAAGTACCGTGCAGCGCACGCAGAAAGTATCCGAGCGAAAAGCAGGAGAGCGTACGACCAATCCGATTCTAGCCGCGCCAACAAGAAATTCACACCCTTCACAATACCAAAAGAAATACTGGAGCAAATAGAATGACACAAGCGATAACCAAACAGGCGCAATTAGGAGGACTCTCCGCAGTCCAGGCCGAGCAGAAAATGCAGCAGCTGATCGTCCTGGTGCAAGAGGCCAGGACGTTCGCGGAGATCAACCAGATCAAAGACTTCAATCTGCAAATGGACGCGTACCTGCGCACACGGCAAGCAATGCTGTCTATCGGCGATCAAATTGAACCGCTACGCGCGCGCGTACGAGAGTTGCGGCTAGAATGCGAATTGCGCCAGGGCGCAATGCTGAAAGACCTGGAGCCAATAAAGCGCAAAGCCGTGACAAAAGAGCTGGGAATCACACCGGCGCACGCAGCCGCTTGCGTGACCGCGAGCATGTTACCCCGCGTTACGGTATCTAACGTGCTGAAAATACAAGCCAAGAAAAGCGAACCCGTTCGGGCGGAGCACCTAGTACCCCTGGTCAAGTTAGCGAAACCAGAGCGCGTCGCTGCTATAGCCAAGCTTGGAGAGGTTGCTACGGTGCGCGAGGCTATCGCGGCAATCAAGCCACTGCCAGGCTACCAGCCAAAGGCGGCGCCTGTCGCCCCAGCAACTGTGGACAAACGCCTGTTGGCAGCCGTGGAGCACGCACGCAAGCTACGCGCCGCGAGCAACACGCTTGTCTTGTTGCTGGAGCGGTCTGTGCAAAACAACAGCACCAAGGGGCAAACCGGCCTGCGGGACACACATCAAATCGCACAGGATTCGATGCATAGTTTAACAACGCTGCTGACGGCAATTGCCTCAGGCGTCAAGCCGTGCTAGGATCGGCCGAGCTGTGGCGCGCAATTTTGGATAATATGATATGAAAAACCTGTTGCTTTGGGTGTTGTTACCGGCGCTGATCGTCGAAGACCTGTGGACGTATTGGCGTGGAGGCGATTCGCTGTATCAGCGCGTGCGCGATGAGCCGGGGCAAGCATGAGTACCCTAGAACTCGACTACACCCCCGGGCAACTCGCCACAATCCTTCCGGCAGCCGCGCCAGTGCCCACGTGGAGCACCGCGCCAATCAACGACGGCTGGATCAATACCATAAGCGGACTGGGCACGGAACGCGATCGCAGAGCACAGTACAGCATCCAGAGCAACACAGAGCTGACCGATCAAGCACTTGAGACGTTATACAATGAGAACTGGCTCGCGCGGAGGATTGTCGAGCTCCTCCCGCAGCAGGCGTTTCGCAAAGAGCCTACCGGTATCGACGAAGCCCAGCTGAAAATATGGCAGGACCTCGACGCACACGAGCTGTACACGCAGGGCGTGTTTTTGCAAGGGCTGTTCACTGGACGGACGTTTGGCGGCGCGGTTATTCTCGTTGGGTTTGTGCACGGCGATCCACTCGAGCCAGCGCCAGAACCCGGGCCACTGTCTGCGATTGCCTGGCTCGACGTAGTGCCGTGGCAAATGCTGACTGTCGATGCAACGGAGCAGGACGCGAACAGTAAGCGCTTTAAGCTGCCGTCTGTGCTGCGTGTAACTGGGCAGCACCCCCGCAACGGGCTGCGCTTCCACATTTCTAGATGCGTGATCTGCGAGGGCGCAGCGCGGGCCTTGCCAAGCACCGCGACAAATCGGAGACCGTGGTTGTCTGTGCTGCAGGCTGTGCACGAAACGTTGCGGGATTACGACGTGAGCTGGGGCAGCATCAGCAACCTGCTTGAAGAAGCTTCTGTCGGAGTCATGAAACTACAAGGGCTGTTCAAAATGTTGGCGAGCAAAGACCAGTCGGTCGCGCAAGCGCGCATGCAGACTATGGCTGCGTCTAAGTCGATGATCCGAACACTGTTCCTTGACGCCGATGGCAACGAGTCTTTCGAGCGGACAGAAGTCTCGTTCGCCGCCTTGCCGCAGCTAATGCAGCAGATCAATTTGCGCATGGCGGGCGGCGCGGACCTGCCCGCAACCAAACTTTTTGGGCAAGAGCCCGCTGGAATGAACGCCACAGGCGAAAGTGATATCCGCCAGTTCTACGACTCTGTTGCGGAGTACCGCAAGCGCGCAGCGCTGAAGCTGCAAAAGCTCATGTCCTGGGCGCTCGGCAAAGAAGTGTCTTTGGAGTGGCCAGCGTTGTGGGAAATGGCCGACAAAGAAAAAGCCGAAGTGCGTTTCTTGGACGCGCAAGCCGACAAGATTTGGTCGGTCGATATCGGTGCTCTAACGGCAGAAGATATTGGCGTCGCTCGTGCAAAGGATGGTAGCTTCGGCATTGACGTCGATCCAAATACGATCGCCGCGGACATCGCCAAGCAGGCTGCCAAGGAGCAAGCAGAGCAGGAGCGCGCACAAGCCGCGCAGGCCGCAAAGCTGCAGGGCACACCACCAGGCACGCCACAAGGGGACAATGCGCCGCCCGCTCCGCCAGCATGACCAACGTAGCGGCTCTATTTGTCGATGCGAAAGGGGTCTACTCGCGGATGCCGGGCATCGATGCGTGGCCAGAGGCTAGAGACGCAAGAAAGTACGGCGGACCACACCCAGTGGTCGCGCACCCACCGTGTCAGTTGTGGGGAGCGTTTGCCGCGATCAACCACAAGCGGTGGGGCGGAGAGCACAATTGCCCCGGTAATGACGCAGGTTGCTTTGAGCACGCGCTAGCGTGTGTGCTCGCGTTTGGGGGAGTACTTGAACATCCAGCTGGAAGCAAGGCTTGGACTGCATACGGGTTACTACGCCCAGCGCGCGGAACTTGGACGCGCAGCACAGCGTGCGGGGTGTTGTGCTGGGTGTGCGAGGTGTGCCAAAGCGCGTACGGGCACAAAGCACGCAAACGCACCTGGCTTTTGTACTCTGGAGCAGCAATGCCCATAGACGCCGACTGGCGCATGATAACTGGAACGCACCAGATTGGACACGACGTTATCAAGCGCAAGCCGGTGCTGCACGGCCGAGAAGCTAGTGCGACCCCGATCGCATTTGCGTGCTATCTTATCGCGTTGGCGAGGGGCGCGACATGAGAAGACCGCTCCGCCAGCGCCAGGCACCTAAGCGCGCAAGCCCCGCACGCCCAGGCACGACGCGTCCACTCGCACGCCGGCAGCCTGTGCGTGTTGTGCTGCCTGCGCGCGGCTGCCCGCCAGGGGCAATCGAGAGCATGCGGCAGGCGTATCTGCTCGTTCTGCGCGAAGTGCATAACGAGATCGCCGGGCAGCACATTGTGCAAGACGCCGCAGCCGTGCGCAAAGGTTGGCTCGCGCGAGCGCTCGCCTGGGTCACCAAAGCCACGAGCACAATCAAGTCTAGCGTGGACGAAGACCTCCACACGTTGCCTACCGTGCAAGGCGCGCGCCTCGCGGGCACGCAGGAATTGGTGAATCAGTTCCGCACGCGCAATGTGCAACTGATCAAGACTGTAGCGGCTGAGCACGTTAAGACAGTCGATCGGATTGTGCGCGAGAACAGCGGGACGCACGTCAAAGGGCTGACCGCAAAGCTCCAAGAAACGCTGCAGGTAAGCGAGAGCAAAGCTAAATTTTGGGCCGTAGATCAGACTCTCAAGCTGCACGCGGATATTGTGCAGACACAGCACGAGCGCCTGG